TTCTAAAAATACATAAAAAAATAGGGTAAGGAGCATCTATCTCCTTACCCTATTGTCATTCTGCGTTAATTACAAAATCAACAAGTTCTTTGATATATTTAGTATGGTTAGCAATGTATTCGTCTGAGACGTTCTCGCCACGACGTACAATATTTACCAATGATGTTGATAGTGCTCTACAGAATTGAATGGCGTATCTATCCATTGTATCTGGTTGATGTTTCAAGAAACGAGCAAATAAAAATACAAATAGATTATTGTATGCTTTATACTCTTCACCGAATGTATTAACTTCTAAATCCATCATTAGTTGGAATGGAAATTGGAAGTTATTTTTCTCGGCTTTTTCTGTCGCTTTAGCGATGGTGTCTTCCATTTGTTTATGGAATCCATGAAGGATGGATTCATTACCCTTGGTATTTAGTAAGGTAATGATTGGTTCACTTAATGGTTCTAATGTAACAGCATCTTCCATCGCTTTGATATTGGTTTCAATAATAGCTCGTTTTTCATCAGTTAACTTCTCTTCGGTTAATTGATGACGATAAAACTTCAAGATATATTCATCGAATGTACAACTATTAATAATCGCAGTAATTTCTTCTGGAATATATTCATCATACTGTTCTTGTAGACGATTAATCATGGCATCAATATCATCCAGCTGTTGTTTGGTAGCTGCAAATAATGTGAGCATATCTCGTTCAAATGTTTGCATATTGAAACCTTCAATTTCAACTTCTGGGATAAAGAAATTACCAACAGGACCATCTTCTTCATTGATCGTTAAAATTTTCTTAACTTCTTCATCACTGAAACCAGCGATTTCATCTTCTGTGCATTCAGATAGACGAGCAAGAATAATTTTAGCATCTTCTTCATCCATTGGTAGAATGGCTAAAATTTTATTCAAAGAAAACTTACGAGTCCGTACAAAGGAATTGATTAAGTTACGGATTTCCATCGCTTGAATGACTTGAGCGTATTCACGTTCTTCAGGTGATAAGTCTTCTGGTAGATCGATTTTTAAATCTCCTAATTGATCGACTAACTTATCGGTATCAGTATTCGTTGTTTGCATCGGCGTATTCTCCATCGATATCTCCTCCTAATTCAGTACTCATAGATTCCTGAGCTTTCATTTTAAGCTCTGCGTATTGTTGAAGGAAGTATTGATATACGTCTGCCACAATACCATCATATACATAATCTTGATCATTATCAAAGATAAGATCTAAGAATGGTTTACGGAAATTGCCATTGATCACATGCTCTTCAATACAGTATCGAATGACAGACACATCAAAGTTATCTTGATTGAAGTATTGCATCATATCGATTGGTTCAATATTGATATCTTTAGCAATGGATACGACTAAATTGATATTAGCCAATAGTGTAGCAAATACTTCATCATCTACTTTTTGTTTAAGAGCCAACGTAGAAACGTCTTTGGCTTTTTCATTGTTTGCGAGTTCATCTAGGATAACATCTACATTTCCCAATGTCACTCTTGCTAAATATTTAGCAACGTTTTTAGTATAATTCACTGTGAAGAACTCATATAAGGCTTCACATACATTTTGAATCCCATGACGATCTAATGCATCAATCACATCGGGATCAATATCCAATCGGAATTGGTCTTCAATCTTATGAATGATTGTTAAATAAAACTCATTAGCTTCATCACGAATTTGTTTCACATAGTCTTCATCATCACCATTGTTGATGGCTAATAGATCCACTTCATCTGTGAAGTTTTCTACAAAATTAGTCCGCATTTCAAATGGTTCTTTAATCTGGATTGAAATAAATTCATCAAGAAGCTCTTGAGATAAATCTTTAAGAGGTGATACTTCGATGACAGAGTCACCTAGCACCTCAAAATCGTTGTCGTGTGTGAGTATCATAATACACTCCTTGTATATAATTTTCGAATAAGTATATACTTCTCTGTACAACTGAGTTTATTTTTTTACAAGGTTAGATGGTATACTGTAGTAGTATACCATCTAAGTTATTAATCACTATTTAAAATATCACATACATCAAACGCTCCGCTATAATCATCATAGCCAGCTTCTTCATATGGACTATGGAGTTTTTCTCGATATTCATCATTGATAACTCCGACTCTCATACCTGAAGATGTGTTGATATATTGCTCTCGTTCACTATGGTAATAATCAGGTGGAGGATTCAAATCAATATGTTGTTTAGGCACATCATCGAGTTGTAATCCACCATAGGATTGATAGAGTTGTTGACCCTGTGGATTAGGGAAATATTGCTTCAAGTTATCTGGTAATGCTTCATAAGCATCTGCATATGTTTCCACTTTCTTAACAGATTCTCCAATCGGTTTACGAGGGTCGTATTTAGTAATACCATATCGACTTAGTTTACTACCATGATAGTATACGAATAAAGCGATTAAGTATGCCATAACAACGTCATCATGTTCCCCTTGAGCTGCTTCTATTTTACCACTTGCTTTTTGGATCAGATTGTTTAAATCATCAATCAATTCACGGCAAATAAAATCAGATTTTCGTTCAGCTACATGACGCAATAGAATTTGCATCATCATTGGTCTAGTGGTAGCTGTTGTAGCTACACCGTAGAATCTACGATTATTTGGATCGTTCATTACCATACCATGCTTATCCAATCGAGTTTCTACGTCTGGTACCATAGCTTTATCGATATCATAATATAGATTAGCGGCAATGGAACTTCGTTTAAGTATAGCAATGATGGCTGAACCTAAATGGTTGGATTCAATCGCTACTAATGCTTTTGGAATATATCGGTTTACGACATGAATGATGTTTTGAGCTGTTTCTACAGCATCGGCTAATGGTGTTTTCATACATGCCACTGGGTGTAATGTATATGGATCGATAATCATAAGTACTGTATTATCATTATTAACACCCGTTGCACAGTCAACCCCCATGATATAAGGAACCGTTTTATCAAGTTTCTCATATACATATAAGGTGAAAATCTTATTGACCATAATTTCATCAATTGGTTCTTTACGGAACCCATTGATGGTATCTAGGTCATCTGGGTCAAATGGTGATTCAGATGTACCACGAATACGTTGTAGTAGTACTTCCCGTTTAATTTTGATTTTATCCCAGTTAGATACAGCACAAACCTTTTGATACCATTCTTCATCCATACCGATTTGCTTATAGTTGAACTCGATATAGATAATCCCATTTCTGGAATTGGCTTTCATGAATGCCGCAATGTCTTCTTCTGTCATATCATATAACCGTTCTGTGAACACAGCGGCTTGTTCCCGAGTACTCATTGAATCTTTTACTGGTTGGGAATCAATATTCCCTGGTGTTGTAATGAAGATACGACCATACATAGCACCATTCTTCTTAGCATTTTCAGCTGCACGAACATAGGCTGGACCAGCCGCCATGATAATCGTACCAATATATTTCGTAAACTCAACTTCGTCATAGAATTGAATTGGAGCGGAGTTACCACGACCAATACCATCAGCTTTTTCTTCTGTTGCTGCCGATGGTTTGGAATCGATTCGGTTACCATTCACAGGGTTTGTCATCGTACGAACGTTGTCAAGACCCTTGACTTGTTTGAAATCACCACTTTCATCGATTTCAATACCATACCGGTGTTGCATATAGATAGGTAATACATCTTTTTGTTCTTTCATCTTTCTCAAGTTATCATCAGAGTCTTTTTGTGATTTATTTGAGAAGTTGAATACAGAGTTAGATGTACCAAAGATATACGCCCAATTTAAACAGGCTAACATAGAGTGAGTTTTAAAACACTGACGAGGGATAACTAGATATAAGTCGATGTTTCTGAAGAAGCACCAACAGGCAGCTAGATTCCCACGATGTAATCTAAATTTAGAGCCAGCACCCGGTCCTGTGCCACCACCTTGTTCTGGGATACGAACGCACTCGCGAATAAAATACCATGGATTAATGATACATTCATTGATAATGGCTTGCACTTGTTCTTTCGTTAGATTAGGACTAAATGGGTCTACATCAGCTAAATCAGGATTATACAATGATAAGAAAAACGCATTATTATTAATGCCAAGAGATTTTAAATCTCTTGCGGTTTGTATAAATGATAAATTGGATGTAGATATATGATAAAAGAATGGGATACCTCTGGAGTCAATCCCATAAAATTTAGACATATCATACCCCATAGCGGGTTTGGCTCCTTGAGGAATAAAGACTTCTTCCATAGAACCTCCTATATACGAATAAATAAGTCATTAGGAGCGAACCCCTAATGACTTATCATCTTAGCCTTCATACCCAACTGGATATTTTACATATAAACCATATTTTTTAGGAGCAATTTTAGCTTCTAATATAGTTTGACGCAATTCTTCGAGTTCGGATTTTTGTTTTTGAAGCATAGATTTAGATACACGAACACGTTTTCCTAACTCAGGATCATCCAATAAGGATAGTGAGTAGTTTACGATACTAAGGAATTTGTATACGCGTTCAATTAAGAAGATTTTATCATCGCTTGTTTCCATATCGGAGATTTCAATACGAATGATATCAATTTCTTTATTATCCACTTTCTTAACAAAGCCATGCTTGTCAATAAATTCTTGGATAATTTTAGTTGATTCATAAATCGCTTGCACTTGTTCTACGATATGCTGTTCTGCAATTTTTTCTTGCATCTCTTTCATCTTAGGATTAGATGCTTCCAATGCAGGAACTTTACCATTCACGTTAGTGAATTTGATGAAAATTTTCTTCATAATAGCCTTCACATAGTTTGATAGAAGACCATCAACATATTTTTTCACGTTAAAACGGAGTGTACGAGTACTATACTTCATATCATTAATAGATTCAAAAATCATAAGAAGTACGTAGTTTAACGTATGTTCAAATTCAGTTGTATTTCGATCAACTGTTTCTAACATACCGAAGTTAGTTAAGATTTTATTAAATGCGACACGATACCGTTGTTCTGATTCTGGTGTGGCACGTAACATGGAATCAACAGGAAGATCCCGTGTATAGTTAACATACCCAGCCGCTGTTAAGAATGGAATGATATACAAATCACGACAGATAGCACTACGAGCTACTGCATTACTGCGGTAATCGAGTGATGTTAATGCTTGGCGTACAATCATCGTTACTGTTTCTGGTAATTCATAATTGAATACGACTTGTTCAATGCGATACAATAACAAAGTTGCAATTTCTTTGGCATTAAATTGTTTACTGGAGTTATATAGGATATTGGAGTCAATTTCGACATACCAATCATCTGTATTTTGCCAGATATCGATAATATCATCTGTGGAATTGCTTAATACTTTAACAGAGATATCTTTAATATCTTCAAAGGTAGGGAACAGATTAAACCCAAAGAATGGACTTTGACCAGTCCGATCAATAATCGAGAATTTAGTTTCGATATTGAAAATACGTTTTAGTATTCTAGCTATGTGGTATAGACTTGCCTCGATAGCATCTTCGTCACGAGTATGGATGATGTTATCGAACTTATCACTAAGCTCTTGGAACTCCATACCGTTTACGATTGATTCGAGGTTGGTCTGAATTCTAGCACGATTGTTGGTATTCATAGTAACCACCTTTCTAATCAATGTTATTTAAGTGTCTAACTCAGCATTATCTAATGAGAAAAAATAGAGATAGAACTAAACGTTCTATCTCTATTGAGTGATTAGTCTTCAATTGCTTTACTAATAGCGTCACGGATATCCATGAAGCAATTGAAAAGTTTTTCAGTATCACCATAGATACCTTTTTGAACCATATAAAGAGTAGATAATTGTTCACGCACTTCTTTAGTGTCATTCTCATCACCATTATCGGTAACATGTTTAACGACTTTAGTGATATGATCAAGAACGCCTTCAAGTTCTTTAAGTTTATCTAATACTTCACCGCCTAGTTTATGCATAGCATTTACTGCATCCACTGGGTCAATGGTTTCCACAATAGTCATTTCGATGTTAGATAGTTTATCGAATAGTTCACATGCATCACCAAGAAGGTCTTGATATTCATCATCAAACGATTTAGTGGTGAATATTTTCTTAAGTGCTTTAACGTTTGCAGCATATGCTTTATTGAAAGCAGCTAAGTATTTTGGGTTAACTAATTTAGTAGTAATCGTACCGTCAGCATTGACGGAGTCCACGATACCGACGTGACCGTAATAACCGCTATTGGTTTGGAAGATATCGCCAGCTTGTGGGTTGGTACCGCGACTGGTTGGGAAGAGACCAGAAAGTGCATAGCCCCAAGTATTGGCATTGCCAAGACCACCCGGAAGAATATGACTAGAGCCCATGGCGGCACGACGCTCCCAAGTATACCAAGTACACCAACCCCATGGCATTGGGTTTCTGGAAGTAGAGTAAGTACGATAAGAAGAAACCGAATAGGACGAGCTACCAGAGTAAGAAGAAGTGGAGCGCACGACGGGTGCCACATAGTCTGGGCGTTCCTTATCTGGTAGTTCACCGTTCGGCAGCAAAATAGCCTGGCCTTCGGTCAGAGTCTGATCTAGCTCAAGGTTGTTTGAGGTAATAATTTCATCAGCGGAAGATTTATATTTTTCGGCAATAGAGGCGACAGTTTCGCCAGATTTCACTGTGTAAACGATACCAGCACGGGACGGAATATAGATCGATTCACCCACTTTTGGCACATAGGAGGCCTTAAATTTGTTCGACCAACGAATCATATTGATATCAACACCACAGGAGGCGTATTTGGCCGCCAAAGTATCGAGAGTTTCGCCTTCAGCCATCACATGCTTGATTACGCCGACCTTAGAGCAGGCAGCAAGATTCAAAGTAGTCGGCTTTTCCATTTTTTCAACAGAAGCCTGGCCGGACTGCTGAAGTACGGTGAAGGAGTTATAGTTTACGTTTAGTACATCAGAGGAAGCTAAACTCATAGTGTCAGCGAGCTCAGACACCATATAGAATTCTGAAAGTTGGTCGGCAGAAACCGCATAGTCTTTTTTAGAAATGGATTCCAGGTTCGGGCTGGAATTATCGTCGGACTGCTGTTTATCCTTGGAACCAACAAAAGCCACACCAAAAATCAGGACAGATAGGGCGAAATACGGAAATATCTTGGTTATAAAGTAATTTAAGCTAAATTGTGATCGTTTTTTCTTTGTCATAATTAGCCGGTCGCTGCCCCTAAATTTGCACCTTACAGAGTTTCTGACAGTGGTCGCGAATCTTCTGATTGTGCTCAGCGTCGGTGCTACTATAATACATGAGGCCGTCGTCACCTGTCAAGAAATAAAGCATAGAGGCTTTCGAGCTATCTGGTTCAGCTACCGCGAGAAGCGCCGCCTTGGAAGGCACGGCAATCGGACCTGGAGGCAGCCCCGGAAATTTACGAGTATTATAAAGACTATTGACGGCTAAAATATCGGCATTGGTAGCATTGGCACGATCGATACCAGTAATATCGGCAGCATAAGTCGCAGTCACATA